GACATGTGCGTCCACATAGTCGGCTCTGCGGTGCAGAACGGCGAGTGGGAGACGGAGCCGGGGATGCCGTTGCCAAAGGAAGTGATCTGGGATGCCTGACATCGTGGAGCAGGTGGCGCGGGCGTTGTCTGCGCATTGGAAAGACATGCATACCAACGAATCGTTGGGTCGTCAGCGGATGTTGGCGGGACACGCCATCGCCGCTGTCCGCAAGGCTGATGCTGCTGCCCGTCGGGTGACGGTGGACGCCGACGACCTAGCGGAGACGGTGGAGCGTGTGTTGTGCCTGGCTGAGCAGGAAGATGACGCCGGGGCGTTTTATGTGGCGAAGATGATTCGGGAGCCTGCGCGCCGGTTGCAGGCCGCGGTGGACGCATTGGAGGACGAATGATGGCTGACGATCGTGTGCGTGAGGCGATTGACATTGTGGCTCGGGAGCTGATTTACCTGGCCATCGAGGGTCAATATGTGACCTGGGAGGACTTCCCGGAGCTGGGTGAGTGTGACTGGGTGTCGGTGGCGGCGAAGGCCGAGGAGATCGTTGGGCGGTCGCGGCCGTCGAATGCGGAGTACGAGGCGGCGTACGCGTATCTGGAGCAGCGGGCAGACCCGAGGGAGAATGTGTGATGGCGCTGGATATCGAGTCAATCGAGGCGAGGGCGAACGCTGCCACGCCGGGGCCGTGGGTGCGTATCGGAGACTCCATCGGCGCGGACGTGAAGAAATGCACATGCGGCGTTCCAAGGTCGGTCTATGGGCATGAGTCAGGGTGCGGCATTGACGGGCCTCTGATCACTGGGGCCGCTATTCCGGATGCCGAGTTCATCGCGGCGGCTCGCGAGGACGTGCCGGCTCTGGTGGCCGAGGTCGAGCGGCTGCGTGCCATTGAAGTTGAGGCGTTGGATGCGACACGGGAGTTCGGGGATGTGCTGGCGCGAGCGGAGAGAGCCGAGGCCGAGGTGAAGCGGCTGAGGGCGCAGCGTGACGCGGTGCTGGCGTTGCACTACGCGAAAACTGAGTTCGGGCACAGTGGGGAATGGCTGGTCTGCGCCGGATGCATGAAGCTCTGGCCGTGTCCGACGGCCCGCGCGTTGGGGGTGACGGAGTGAGCCTGACCGTGGTCCCGGTCAAATTCCGCGACGCCGCAGCGTTCGTCGAGTCGCATCATCGACACCACCGCGCCCCTGCCGGCGACATTTTTCGGCTTGGCGTCGCAGAGGACGGGGTTCTGGTTGGTGTGGCGATGGTCGGCCGCCCCGTGGCGCGCCTCCTGGATGACGGTGCCACGGTGGAGGTGTTGCGGACAGTGACGGATGGGACGCAGAACGCGAATTCGATGCTCTACGGAGCGTGCTGGCGCGCCGCGAAAGCACTCGGCTACACGCGCATGATCACCTACACGCAGACTGGCGAGTCTGGCGCGTCGCTGCATGCGGCTGGTTGGCGCGTCATCGCTGAGCGACCACCGCATGCGGGTTGGGATCGGCCGTCGAGGCGGCGGCAATTGCGGGGCACCGAGCAGATACAGAGGACACTTTGGGAGGCGTGCTGATGCGCGCGTTGGGGGTGACGGAGTGGCGGATATGAGCGAATACTACGAGGTCGTAGAGTTGGTCGAGCGCGGCCAGGTGCTCGTCCGTCACGGATTCCGGATACTGGCGCATGCTGTCGACGAGGAATTCTGCGCTCTGAATCATCTTCTGATGATCACGGACAAGCCACCAGCTCCCGCAGGGGTCTATTTGGTGACGTTCGAAGATGACAGATGGTGGTTCAATCCGTGTGATGGCAGCCCGTGCTACACGGTGAAGATCGGCTAGAATGGATGGGACGACGGGGGTAGTCAATTGAGTCAATCGCAACTCCTCAACGAGTGCGCCTTCCCGCGCTGCACGGCGGCCAACGGCCAGCCTGAGTTGGTCGAGGACGGCGTGTTCTGCCAGCCGTGCAAGCGTCGGTACCGCAAGATGCTGGACTGGCTGGCCATGGACTATGTGGCGCTGCGGGAACTGCCGCCGCTCGCGCGGGCCGACGACGAGCGGCTCGGCAAGGCAGCCCGGTCGAAGGAGTTCGGGCACCCGGCCGAGTGGGCGTCGGACATGATGCGCAAACTCGCCGGCATGCTCAACGTCATCGAAGACGGGCTGCGGGACGAGCTCGGCCATCAGCCGGCGGTGCATCCGCAGACCGCCGAGGCTGTGATGGTCAGGCGCGCGCACTCCTACCTCGTGCCGCACTTCGACCAGCTGTGCACGTACAGCGCGGCGCCGGACACGGCTGAGGAGCTGAGCGACCTGCACCGCGCCATCCGCCACGGGCTCGGGCAGACCAAGGTGGTGCAGCGCCTTCCGCTTCGCTGCCCGTGGTGCGAGACCGCGGCGCTTGTCCGGGACGTCGGCCAGATCGACTGCGCGGCCTGCGGCAAGACCGTGCGCGAAGAGCTGTACGGATGGCTCACCGGCCGCATCCTGGACCAGATGCTGGACGACTACGACGCGGCGCAACACGCCGAACAGCCAACCTCCGAACAGCGCTCTGCCGTAACCGTGTAACGTGGTTGCCGGCGGAACAACTGTGCCCAAGCCCTCGACTCGCACGCGCGGATCGGGGGCTTTCGCATGTCACGGGGAGGCCATGTGCAGCTCGTCACCGACTCGCTAGAGGAACTGATCACCACGGCCGAGGCGGCGTCAGCGTGCGGCGTGTCCGCGGTGACGATCCGCCAGTGGAAGCACCGCGGATGGCTTGCGCCCAGCGGCCTCGACCAACGCAACCGGCCGCTTTACCGAATGGTCGACGTGCTCCGGTGCGAGAGAGACACCAGGCGACGGGCGCTCGGCAAGACGCGCATCGCCTGACCGCCAGAGGTTGGCCGCGTCAGCGGCTCCTGGCAGTGCAGGACCACAGACCAGGCCGCAGACGGGCGGCGGCAGTCAGGTGAGGGACGGCAGGTGAGACGTGACCTGGGGCCGCGGCAGCACCAGCCAATGGCGACGCACACGCGCACTCATCCTCGACCGCGACCACAACACCTGCCGACTCTGCGGGGCGACCGCAACCGAAGTCGACCACATCGTTTCCATAGCCCGGGGCGGCGACGACAACCCCCCCAACCTCCGCGCCCTCTGTGCCCGGTGCCACCGACAAAAGACATTGAAAGAAGCCGCAGACGGACGCAGGGCGCGCGCAGACGCACGTCGACAAGCAACACGCAAGCCGCATCCTGGCCTCAAATGGTGACTTGGGTGGGGGGCACCCCTCCCCCCACCCCGCCCGACACCTGGAAGGTGCTGCGGCTCGGGTTGCGTACGACTCTGGGAAGTCGCTGAGCGGACGTTCTGACGCTGCCCGCAACTCCTCCCTGATCGCCCCTCGTTCGTTGTTCTACGTTCGTCTCAGCGGCTCCCGGCATGGGTCGCCGCCTATCCCGACATGGGAGGTAAGTCATGGCCGGTCGCGGCCCCGCGCCGAAGGATCCGAGCAAGCGCGCTCGGCGCAATGTCGATCCGGTGGCGCTTCGTGTGATCACGGCTGAGCGGACTGCGCAGCCTGAGCTCCCGACGTTTCAGATCGAGTCCGATGGCGAGTTGGTGGATTTCACGTGGCCGGCGGCGACGCAGGACTGGTGGCGGATTTGGGCTGAGTCTCCGTTGTCGGCTGACTTCACGGACATCGACTGGTCGTATCTGATGGACACGGCCTTGCTGCACGCGCGGTATTGGCATGGCGATCACAAGGTGGCTGGCGAGATCAGGTTGCGGGAGGCTCAGTTCGGGGCGACCCCGGCTGACCGTGCTCGTCTGCGGATCACTTTGGTGCAGGCGGATGAGGCTGAGAGCCACAAGGGCAAGCCTGCGGCTTCGTCTCGTGACCGCTATAAGGGTCTTCGCGCTGCGGGCTCGTAGATGCCGTGGAAGCCGTCGTTTCCGGGCGAGCGGCCGACCCTGGGCTGGTATGTCCTGGATTGGATGAACGCCTACCTTGCGCGCCCGGCGTTGGGCTATTACGAGCCGTTTGTTCCGTATCGGGAGCAGGCTCAGTTCGTCCTTGACTGGTATGAGCTGGATCCGTTGACGTGCCGGTTCCGCTATGACCGGGCTGTCATCGGCCGCCCCCGTGGTTGGGGGAAGTCGCCGATCTTGGCTGCCCTGTCGGCTGTCGAGGGTTTGGCCGATGTGGTGCCGGCGGGTTGGGATGCGAGCGGGCAGCCGGTGGGCCGTCCGTGGTCGGATTTCAAGACGCCGCTGGTGCAGATCGCCGCGGTGTCGGAGGAGCAGACGTCCAACACGTGGCAGCCGCTGTTGGAGATGCTGCGGGACGGCCCGGCGTGCGACGAGTTCCCAGGCTTGGAGCCGTTGGAGACGTTCGTCAATTTGCCGCGGGGGCAGATTAGGCAGATCGCGTCGTCGGCTCGGACGCAGAAGGGGAAGCCGGCGACGGCGGCCTTTCTGGATCAGACGGAGGAATGGGTGCCGTCGAATGGCGGCCCGCGGTTCGCTCAGACGATCCGCACGAACGTGTCGAAGAACGGCGGCCGGACGGTGGAGTCGCCGAACGCCTACATGCCGGGCGAGCAGTCGGTGGCTGAGCAGTCGGCCGAGTTTTGGGCGAAGGTCCGCGAGGGCCGCGCCAAGTCGGAGTCGATCCTGTACGACCATCGGGAAGCGCCGCCTGAGACTGATCTCGCCGACCACGATTCGCTGATCGCCGGCCTGCGGGTAGCTTACGGCGATTCGTCTGGGCATCCGGGCGGCTGTGTGATCCATGATCCGCCGTGCCCGCCGGGGCATGTGGACTTGGAGGCGCAGGTCACGCGCATCTGGGATCCGGCGACCGATGAGCAGATGGCCCGTTCGGACTATTTGAATCAGATCACTCACGCCTCGGACGCGTGGGTGTCGAAGCCGGATTGGGATGCCCGGTTCGACGGCACGAAGAGCATCGCTGACCGCGATGTGGTGGTGCTGGGTTTCGACGGCTCGGCGGGCCGGGCGAAGGGCAAAGCGGACGCGACGGCGTTGATCGGCTGCCGGGTGTCGGACGGCCACGTTTTCGAGCTCCGCGTCTGGGAGCAGCCCGACGGGCCGGCCGGCCAGGATTGGGAGCCGCCGGTCGTCGAGGTAGACGCCGCCGTGGACGCGGCGTTCGCGATGTACACGGTGGTGGGTTTCGCCGCTGACCCGTCGAAGTGGGCGACTCAGGTGGCGGGCTGGACGACGAAGCACGGCCGGCATTTGAAGGTGAAGGCGTCGGGCAAGGGCCCGATCGAGGCGTGGCCGGGCGGCAAGGGATCGGGCGCGGTGCAGGCCGTGAAGGACGCCCACGACGCCATCGTGAACGGGGAGCTGACGCACGACGGCAGCCACATGCTGACCAAGCATGTGCTCAACGCCCGCAAGCGCAACGTGCGCACCGGCTACCTGATCTACAAGGAATATCCGGATTCACCGAACAAGATCGACGGCGCGTATGCGCTGGCGATGGTCTGGAAGATGCGCGTCGCCGCGCTGGCGCTGGGCTTGGGCAAACCGCAGAAACGGACCGTGCGACGACTCAGGTAAGGGGGCAGTGTGGCTGACCTGTCTCCGGACCAGTGGCTTTCGTGGCTCGCGGCCCGCATGGACGCCCGGGCGTCGCGGCTGTCCGGGCTGCGTGACCGGGTTGAGGGCCGGGCTCCGCTGCCTGAGGGCGCTGAGGGTGTCCATGAGGCGTACCGGGCGTTTCAGCGGAAGGCGCGGACGAACTTCGCCGAGCTGGTGGTGCAGGCTGTCGCCGAGCGCATGGTGCATTCGGGTGTGCGGGTCGGCGACGACTCCTCGGACGACGACGCGGCCCGGGCGGTGCTCAAACGCAACAAAGCGCAGCTGATTTTCCCGGACGTCTACAACGACATGCTGGGCCTGTCCTGCGGCTACGTGTCGGTGACGGGAGGCCCGGGCGCGGCGAAGCTCACCTACGAGCGGCCTGAGCAGGTCATCACCGAGCAGGATCCGCTTGACCCGTGGGAGACGCGGGCAGGTTTGAAGATTTGGCGTGACCGTGTGGCGGGCGCTGATTATGCGGTGTTGTCGCTGCCGGGGGCGATGTACCGGTGGACGCGGCAGTTTTTGACGTCGCCGTATGCGCCGTCCGCGCCGATCCGGGCGTCGGGCGGCTGGCAGCCGGTGGATTACCTGACGGGCCTTGTGCCGTGGGTGACGATCGTCCCGTTCTTCAACGCGGGCAGCTATGACGCGGAAACGCAGGGTGTCGCCGAGTTCGAGCGGCACACGGACATCCTCGACCGGATCGACTTGGGCATCTTGCAGCGCCTGGTCATCATGGCGATGCAGGCGTACCGGCAGCGGGCGCTCAAGGGCGATCTGCCGGAGACGGACGAGTCCGGGAATGTCATCGACTACGGCCCGCTGTTTCAGCCGGGGGCTGGGCATCTGTGGCAGTTGCCTGAGGGTGTCGAGTTGTGGGAGTCGGGGACCACTGATTTGAATCCGCTGCTGTCGGCGGTGAAGGACGATCTCCGGGACCTCTCGGCCGTGACCCGGACGCCTCTGTCGACGCTGGTCCCGGAGGGCGCGAATCAGTCGGCGGACGGGGCGGCGTTCGCCCGTGAGGGCCTGATTTTCAAGACGTCGAATCGGATCGACCGGGCTCGTGTCCCCACTGATCAGGTGGTGGCGCGGCTGCTGGCGATCGAGAGCGGCTCCGCGGAACTGCCCGAGGTTTCGGTGGATTTCGCCCCGCCGGAGCGTCTGTCGCTGTCGGAGCGCGCGGACGCCGCGACGAAGGCCGCCAACGACCTGCCGTGGCGCACGCGGGTCACCGACATCTGGGGCTACGACGGCGACGCGGCGGACCGCATGGAGGCTGAGCGGGCGCAGGACGCGCTTGTCCTCGGCTTGTCTCAGCCGATCGCCCCGTCCGCGCCGGCTCTGCCGCAGATCGGCCAGCCGACGCCGGCCGGTGTGACCGGTGCCTGACCTGCTCGACGCCTACCAGCGGCAGACGGCGCAGATCAGGCAGCGCCTGGAGCAGGTCATCCGGGCCACCTGGGGCGGTTTGTCGTCGTTTCGGGACGCCGACATGGCGGCCTGGGAAAAGCGCGTGATCCCGATCGTGTTGGCCGCGGAGAAACAGACGGCGACGTTGACCGACGCCTATTTGACGCGGGTGGCGGCGAAGGCCGCCCCGAAGGCGTTGAAGTTGTCGGCGGTCACCGGGGACGTGCTGCGGGGCGTGCCAATGGACGAGGTCTACCACCGGCCGGCGGTGACTGTCTACACGACGCTCTCGAAAGGACAGGGCGTCGACCAGGCGGTTCAGGCCGGGCTCGTCCGGGCGCTGTCGTTGGCGATGACAGACGTTCAGCTTTCCAAGACGCACGCCGCCCGGGCCAACCAGTCCGGACGCGGCGTCCGCTATTTCAAGCGGACGTTGACCGGCTCCGAGAATTGCGCGCTGTGTGTCATCGCCTCCACGCAGCGGTATCACGTCGGCGATCTGTCGCCGATCCATCCGGGCTGCGACTGCGGCGTGGATGACGTCAAGGCCGGCGAGGATCCCGGCCAGGTCATCGCCCCGGATTTGCTGGAGGCCGCGCACGACGCGGTTGCCAAGTCGGGCAGCAAAGTCGACCGCGGTGGCCGGGACACCGACTACCGCAAGCTGATCGTCGTGCGCCAGCACGGCGAATACGGCCCGACGCTGGCTGTCCGCGGCCAGCATTTCGAAGGTCCCGCCGACATCTAGACCACCGCGCCATGCACATGGCCCGGTTTTCACCCCCTGACACAGGAGGACAGCTATGCCCGACGCTCCGACCACTCCGACCCCGGCAGATCAGCCTGCCGCGCCGACGCCGACCCCGGTTCCGACGCCGCCGGCCGATCCTCCCAATCCTGCCGCGTCGTCGGCCGCCACGGCTGACGACGGCAAGGATTGGAAGGCCGAGGCCGAGAAGTGGAAGGACCTCGCCCGCAAGCATGAGCGGCGCCAACTCGAAGCCCTGGGTTTCGACCCGGAGCAGGTCGAGAAGTTCAAGGCCGACCCGTCGTCGGTGGCGAAGAAAGCCACCGGATACGACGAGCTGCTGGAGCGGATCGCCGGTATCGAGAAGGACCGCGACGAGGCCAAGCAGCAGGCTCTCAAGGCCACCGTGGCGTCCGCGAAGGGTGTCCCGGCCGAGTTGCTGGCTGGTTCGACTCAGGCCGAATTGGAGGCCGCCGCTGACAGGCTGCTGGCATTCAAGACCGCGACCGCGCCGCCGCGGTCGGCCACGCCACAGGAAGCCGGGGCCGGCAAGCAGGGCATGGACGTCGGCGCGCCAAAGCAATTGACCCGTGAAGACCTCGCGAAGCTCTCGCCCGAGGACCGCCTGAAGGCGGCCAAAGACGGGCAGCTCCGCGACCTCCTCAAAGCCTAGAAAGGGCTGAACAATGAGTATCTCCAACTTCGTCCCCGAGCTGTGGTCCGCCGCCGTTCAGGTGCCGCGTGAAGCCGCGCTCGTCTACGCGCAGCCCGGTTTGGTGAACCGGGACTATGAGGGCGAGATTCGCCAACAGGGCGACACCGTGCACGTCACCACGATCGCCGACGTGTCGGTGCACACCTATGACAAGACCACCGACCTGACCACCGACGACCTGTCCGACTCCAGCGACGAGCTGACCATCGACCAGGGCGACTACTTCAACTTCCGCGTCAACGACGTCGACAAGGTGCAGGCCGCCGGCGATTTCCAGAGCCCGGCGACCCGCAGCGCGGGCTACAAGATGGCTGCTCAAATCGACTCGTTCATCTCGGCGCTGATGGCCGCGGGCGTCGACTCCGGGAATCGCATGTCGGTGCAGGCCATCGACTCGGACACCCCCGACGACGCCTACGACCTGCTCGTGGACATGGGCACCGTGCTGACCGAAGCGGGCATTCCCGCGGGCGGCCGGTTTGTGGTCGTGTCGCCGAAGTATTACGGCGTGTTGCAGAAGTCGAAGCTGTTCACTGACGCCTCGGCGTCGGGGTCGACGGACACTCTGCGCAACGGCGTCGTCGGCCGCGTCGCCGGCTTCACCGTCCTCCAGTCGAATGTGGCCCCGTCTGGGTCCCGCACTGTGGCGGACGCGGTGACCACGGCCTCGTCCAAGACGCTGACTTCGGCGACCGCGAACTTCACCGCCTCTGACGTCGGCGCGCTTGTCGGCGACGGCGGCACGAAGATCACCGACGGCACCACGATCGCGTCGGTGGAGTCGGCGACCTCGGTCACCATGTCTGCCAATGCCGCGGCCGCCGGGACGGCGATCAACCTGACGATCGGGACCAGCGGCTCCAATGTGATCCTCGCCGGGATCGCTGACGCGACCTCCCTCGCGGTGCAGATCACCGAGACGGAGGCCCTGCGGTCTCAGAACCGGTTCGCCGACCTCATCCGGGGCCTTCAGGTGTACGGCGGCAAGGTCTTCGAGCCCAAGGCGTTGGCCTCCGTGGTCCCGGTCATCTCCTGATGACCCGCGTCGTCCATCCGACGCTGCCTGGCGTCGAGCGGAACGTCTCCGACCCGGAGCGGTGGCAAGCCTCAGGCTGGCTGATCGCTCCGGGGTCGGAGCCCGAGCCCGACCGGGAGGAATCCGATGCTGAGCCCGATCTGCACGATTCCTGACGCCTCCGACTACGGCTACACCGACGTGACAGACGTCGAGCTGGCCAAGGCGGCGGCGCGCATCCGCGGCTACACGCGGCAGGACATCACGTCCGGGACGTCGACGATCCTGCTCGAAGGCACTGGCCCGTGGCTGCTTCCGCAGCGGCCGGTCACGTCGGTGACGTCGGTGGTCAACGAGGACGGCGACACGCTGGACTCGGCGAACTACCGGCTCCGCGGGCAACGGCTGATCATCCACCACGACATGCCGATGCGGTTCCAGCACGATCTGACCGTCACCTATTCGCACGGGTTCACCACGATCCCAGACCAGCTGATCGAGTTGTGCGCGCAGATCGCGACACGGCTCGCCGCGACCCCCGACGATCTGATCGCCGGCGCCCAGCAGATGCAGACGGGCGCGGAGTCCATGTCCTACGGGGCGTGGGCGACGAACGCGGTCGCGGAGCTGATGCCGTCGGAGAAAGCCGTCTTGGACCGCCTGTTTCCGTCGCGTCCGCGGACCACGGTGCTGCTGTGAAATACCCGCACACCATCACCCGCGTCCGCGCCGACCTCGTCGCCGGCGTTCACGGCCGGCTGCGGGATTGGGATTCCGCGGAGCGCATGGACTACACGGACGTGCAGGTTCAGCCGACGTCGTCGGATGACCTGCCCGACGGCAACCGCGAAGGCGTGTTGGCGGCGTGGCGCGTGTATGGCCGGCCGGGCACGGTGGTGGACATCGTGTCGTCGGATCGGATCGAATGCCCGGCCGTGTTCGCCGGTCAGGCGACCGTCGCCGGGATCACGTCCTTGTGCTATTCGCCGGTGACGGGCGCCTATCACCATTTCGAGTTGTGGATAAAGCAGGTGAGCGGCTGATGGCGACAACCCGAGTGGTGGTCAACAGCGCTGGAGTGCGGGACATTCTGCGCTCCAAAGAGGTCATGCATGAGCTGGAGTCCATCGGGAAGCGGATCGCGGCTGCCGCCGGCAAAGGCTATGAAGTGCAAACTTATGTCGGCAAGAACCGCGACCGGGTCACGGTGCGCACGGCGACGGACGACGCCCGGCTGATCGAGGCGACCAAGCACAATCTGCTGCGCGCCTTGGCTGGCGAGAGCGGCGGCAGCTTCTACACGTCCAAGGCGGGGAAGACGTCGGTGCGCTCGGCGAAGGAGATCGCCAACTACACGAGGAACAAGCGTGGCTGAGGCGATCGCGTTCCCGGACGCCGAAGCCGTCGCCTATTCGTGGCTGACCGCGCAGTTGGCGGCCCGCTCGGACACGGCGGCGGTGGGCACGATGAAACCGGGCGACGGGACGACGCGTTTCGTGCGCGTCCTGCGGGTCGGCGGCCCGCGCCGGAATATGGTGCAGGACGACGCCATGGTCGTCTTCGACTGCTACGACGCCGAACAGGTCGACGCCTCCAACCTCGCCACGCTCGTCCGGGCGCTGGTGGGGGCGATGGTCGGCGAAACCGTCGATGGCCACATGGTCTACGACGTCACCGAGGTCGGCGGGCCGGCGAATCTTCCCGACGAATTCGGCAATCCTCGCTACACGTACACGGCGCAAATCCTCCTTCGGGGCGCGCCGATCTAGATCCCCATCACCGCAGCACCTTCACGGGCCACGGCAAACACCCATGAAGGAGATTCACCATGACCACAGCGAACAGCGTGACCGCGGTCCGCGTCGGCCTCCCTGACGTCACCGGCGGCGCGTACCACGGGCCGCTCGACACCACTTTGCCCACCGATTCGACGACCGCCCTGGACGCCGGGCTCCTGGGCGTCGGCTTCGTCACCGCCGACGGCGTGGTCGAGTCGACCTCCATCAGCACCACGAACGTCAACAACTGGGCGGGCGACACCGTGCGGGTCGTTCAGACCGCGCACGACCTCACATACAAGCTGACCCTGATGCAGGTCGGCACCGCCGAGACCCTGAAAGCCTTCTACGGGGCGACGAACGTGACCTCGGTGGCCGCGACCGCCGACCACGGCAACACCCTCGCCGTCACCGTGAAAGGCACCCAGCTCGGCGCCGAAATCTGGGTGTTCCAACTCAAGGACGGCGACAACACGGGCCGAATCGTCGTCCCCAACTGCCAGATCACCGAAAAGGGCGACGTGTCCTACGTGGCCTCCGACGCGGTGACGCTGCCGATCACGATCGCCGCCTACCCGGACTCTTCGGGCAACAAGGCCTACATCTATTGGGACGACGGCCAGAAGTCGGCCTGACACAGCGCGCTGGCGCGGGTTTCTCACTTGCCGTGGCCCGCCCGCGCCAGCGTGACAATCCTCGGCCACGGCACCCGATGAAAGGACCACGGCAATGGGCTCCAACACCGACTTCACCTACACGATGCCCGACGGCAAGACGGTCACCGTGCCGTCGCTGGCGAAGATGAACGCCGGCATCATGCGCCGCACCCGCAGGCTCGACGAGGAAGACCGGGTCTGGACGATCCTGGAATTCGTCTGCGACGCCGACACGATCGCCGCGATCGACGACTTGGACGCCGAGCAGTTCGAGGCGTTCATGGCCGCGTGGCAGAAGCATTCCGGTGTGAGCGTGGGGGAATCGCAGGCCTCCTAGAGCTTCCTCGGGAGCAGTGGGAGGCCATCGAGGCCGATTTGACGGTCGCCGGCTGGACGGTCGACGACATCCCGGACCGCCTCTCGTGGCGGGCCGTCCTCGCCATCATCAGGCACGCCCGCCGCGAGTCGGCGGTGTTCCGGCTGCTGGCCCCGCCGAAACTCCAATGGGATCAGCAAACCTATTTCCTCGCCGACGCCGTCGACATTCTCCGCTGGATTCAGTGGGCGAAGTCGAAGGACGGCGAAGCGGGCCGGAACTATCCGAAGCCAATTCCGCGGCCCGGGCAAGACCAGACGATCCGCGGCACGGTGCCAGGTGAAGCGAAGTTCGGCGACGCGCGGATGACCGTCGAGGAAGCGAACAAGTTCTTGAGGGAGGCGGCTGGGCATGGCGTCTGAGATCGCGACCGCGTACCTGTCGCTGGTGCCCTCGGCGAAGGGCATCGGCAAGTCCATCGCGAAGGACATCGAGGGCGCCGGGGCGGACGCCGACAAGGCTGGGCAGAAGGCCGGAAGCCGGTTCGGGTCCGGCCTCCTCAGCTCCCTGAAGTCGGTCACGCGGACGGCTGCGGGGATCGTCACGGGGGCGCTCGCCTATCAGGCGGTGACGAAGGGCTTTTCGGCGGCCAAGGGCGCGGTCTTCGACTTCAACTCCCAGTTGCAGAACGCCAACATCGGCTTCACGACCATGTTGGGGTCGGCGCAGAAGTCGCAGCAGTTCCTCGGCCAGTTGCAGGACTTCGCGAAGAAGACGCCGTTCGATTTCGGCGGCCTCGTCAACTCTAGCCAAACCCTGCTGGGCATGGGCGTGTCGGCGAAGGACATCATCCCGACCCTGACCGCCCTCGGCGACTCAGTGGCCTCCGTCGGCGGCTCCTCGGACCAGCTCAACAACGTCATCTTGGCGTTCGGGCAGACGATGGCCAAAGGCACGCTGGACATGGGCAACATGAACCAGATGCTCCAGGGCGGCGTCCCGAACGCCCTGAAGATTCTCGCCGCCCAATACCACGTGACCACCGGCGCGATGGTCGACATGATCTCCAAAGGCAAGGTCCAGTCGGCCGACGCGCTCCCCAAGCTGGTCGCAGGACTCGAGAAGGGCACCTCTGCCACGGCCGCCCTGGGCGGCATGATGGACCAGCAGTCCGTCACCTTCTCCGGCGCGCTCGGAAATATCGGGGACACCCTCAACCAGACCATTGCCGGTGCGTTCAAACCGTTCTTCGATGTCACCACCAAAGGCCTGCTCAAGTTCGGGGACCTGCTGGGCAGCGACAAAGTGTCGACGTGGGCCGCGAACACCGCGAAGGGCCTGTCGGGGTTCATCTCCGAGCTGTCGAAGATCGGGCCAGCCATCCAATCCGGCCGGCGATTCCGCGACCTGACGGCTGACGCGACGCCATTGGTGAAGGTGTTCCACGGGCTCGGCGAAGGGCTGTCGATCTTCAAGGGCGCGTGGGCTGATTTCACGCAGAACCTCAAGAACGGGTTCGACGGGAAGGCCATGTCCGCGCAGCTCGGCACGGTCGACCGAGCGCTTCATGGAATCGGCAACGCCGCCTACATCGCACAATCGGGCGTTCAAACCGCACTCGGGGCCATCAAGGCCGGATTCACCGGGAACGCCAATTACCTGAAGGGCTCAAACCCGGTCATCCAAGCCCTGTACTCGATTGGGAACACGGCCTCCAAGGTCGATTTCAAGGGGCTGTTCTCCAGCCTCGGGAAAGCTTTCGAGACGTTCGCCCCACAGGTCTTGGCGATCGTCCGGAACACTTCTCCGCTGTCCTTGATCTTCAAGGCGCTTCAGCCGTTGTTGCCGCCGCTTGTGAAGGCGTTCGTCGGCCTCGTGCAGGCCGTCGGCGGCCTCATCGCCAAGGTGCTTCCTGATGCTGTTCAGTTGACGCAGCAGTTCGCCAACATCGCCATCAAGACACTGGCCAAGGTGCTGCCGGTCGTCGTCAAGGGCGTGACCGACTTCACCAAGGCGCTGACCGCCGCCGTCAAATGGCTGTCGCAGCACAAGACCCTCGTCGAAGCGGTGGCGCTGGCCATCGGCACCTACCTCGTGGTGATGAAGACAGTCAAGCTCGGCGTCGCCGTGTGGGAGACCCTGACCAAGGTCACCAAGATTTACGCCGCAGCGCAAAAGGCGCTGAACATCATCATGGCGACCAACCCAATCGTCCTGATCATCGCCGCAGTCGCCGCCCTCGCCGTGGGTCTCGTCTATGCCTACAAAAAGTCCGAGACGTTCCGCAACTTCGTCAACAAGGCGTTCGCGGACGTCAAAGCCATCGCACTGGACATCGCGCACTGGTTCACCGGCGTGTTCGTGCCCGTGTTCACCAAGACGCTGCCGCAGGCGTTCGAGACGTTCGCCGGCTATTTCGTCACTGGCTGGGACGCGCTCAAACAGGGCGTGTCTACGTTCGTCGGCTTCTTCACCAAAACGATCCCGGACGCGTTCAAGTCCGTCATCGGCTGGGTGCAGAAGAACTGGCCGCTGCTGGCACAGATCGTCATCGGCATCTTCCTGTTCCCCGCCGGCACGATCGCCGCGGCGATCTGGCACTTCAAGGACGCGATCCTCGGCTTCTTCGCGGGCCTGTGGAAAGACCTGTCGTCGAATGTGTCGAAGGGCGTTGGCGCGATTGTCGGTTTCTTCACGGGCCTGCCCGGCAAGGTGGTCGGCGGTCTGTCGTCGCTGAAGTCTGGTGTCGTCGGCAAGTTTGACGAGGTCGTCTCCTGGCTGAAAGGCGTCCCCGGCAAGCTGGCCTCGGTCGGCTCGGGAATGTGGGGCTGGATCCTCGACGAGTTCAAGGGCGCGTGGCTGGATGTGTCGTCCTGGTTCGGGACGATGCTCGATTGGGTCGGGGGGTTCGGTGACGACATCAAGGGCGTTGTCACCGGAATGTGGGACGCCTTGACTGGCGCGGCAAAGACGGCTTTCAACTGGGTCGCGCGGGCCTGGAATGACACGGTCGGCAAGCTGTCGTTCACGGTGCCGAGTTGGGTGCCGGAGATCGGCGGCAAGGGCTGGAGCGTCCCGGACATTCCGTATTTGGCCAAGGGCACCGATTTCTTCCAAGGCGGCTTGGCGGTCGTGGGCGAGCGCGGCCCCGAGATCGTGGACTTGCCTCGCGGCTCGCGAGTTATCCCGGCTGGTCCGACGCAGGACATCCTCAACGGGCGGGGGCAGGGCGCGACGTTCAACGTCAACAACTACGGCGAGCCGTGGAATGCGGCCAAGGTGTGGTCTGACTTCAATCTGGCTTACAAGGCGGGGCTGGTGCCGGAATGACGGGCCTGTCATTGACGGTGGATTTCAACGGCCTGAGCCTGCCGTTGGCGTTCGCGGAGATCACGGGCTGGGATGACCAGCCGTCGTTGGATGACGGGTCGGTCGCGAAGCCGATGGCCAACGGATCGTGGTCTGGTCTGCTGCGGTCCCAGGATCGCGTGGTGCAGGTGTCGGGGCAGATCAACGAAACGCCGTCGACGGTCCGCGCCGTGGTGGCGGCGATCGCTGCGGCCATGGTGAAGACCGACGACCTGTTGCCGTTGACGGTCACGATTGGCTCGGATTCGGCGATGATGCTGGCGCGCTGCACGGGCCGCGTGATTTCCGGGGACATCATGCATGCCCTGGGCGCGCCGCAGGTGACGTTGCAGTTCACGGGCGGCCCGGAGAAACTGTCGCCGGGCTGGTCGACGGCCACCACGTTGCTGCCGCAGCCGCCGTCGGGCATCGAGTGGGACATCACGTGGGACGCCGACTGGGGCGAGGATGACGGCTCATCGGGTCAGGTGACGTGCGTCAACGACGGCAATGCTCCGGCGCCGGCGCGCATCCTGTTCACCGGCCCCGTCTCGATGCCGTCGGTCACGATCGACCACACCGGCGACGTCCTGGAATTCTCCTTCGACCTCGCGGACGGGCAAGCGCTGCTCGTGAATTCGGTGTCGGGCGCGGCCCGGCTGACCACACTCGCGCAGGCCGTGAACGCTTTCCTGATCGATCCGTTCGACGCCTCCTTGGGCGCTGACCGGTCGGCGTGGATCACGGCCCGATCGATTGTGCCCGAGGACTTCTACGTGCCTGCGGGCGCGACTGATTTCTATTTCCTGTCGCCTGATTCAGGGACCGGCTCCATGCGCATCGCATGGCGGTCGGCCTCGCTGTGAGGAGCATCTGATGACACTGCGCGCTGTCTCCATCAAGCCGGGCACGATCTCGGCCGAGGATTTGCGGGCCGCTTTCGCCGCGATCATGGCCCCGGCCGGGTCGGATGTGTCGCAGACCGGCTACCTGCCGGGCGCTGTGGCCACCGTGACCGTGTCCGGGCTGACGGTGACTGCGTCGGCGTTCCGCGGCTTCATTCAGGGCACCGCCACGCAAGGCCTGTACGGGGTGATGAGCAGCTCCACGAGCACGAAGACCCTCGACGCGGGCGGCACTCAGGACCGGATAGACGCCATCGTGGCCCGGGTGCAGAACGACCTCTACGACTCCTCGGGAAACAACACCTTCACGATCGAGACGATCAAGGGCACGGAGGCGTCCGCGCCGGTCGCGCCGACCTTGGGTGCCACGGACCTGCTGATCGCCGACGTCACTGTCCCGGCGGGGGCGTCGACTGGCGACGGCCTCACGTCCGACAATGTGGACACGAGCCGCCAGCCCTGCCTGACTGAGGCGTTGGGCGGCATTCACGTCGTCTCTCAGAACGACCCCGACGGCGCATACACCGGTCAATGGCGGGACAACGCGGGCGTCTTGGAACGCTGGTCGGGATCGGCGTGGACGCGCCCCGGAACCGAGCTCGGCTACGCCGAGAATGTCTCCAACACGGTGAGCAACATCTCCGCCACCAACAACACCTTCACCACCTACCTGACGGTCACCTTCAGCCTGCCGAAGTCCTCCGCGGTGCAGATCGCCGCGCACGCCCGCGTGCAGGCCGTCACCGCGGGCAACCGCATCCGAGTCAACATCGGCGTCGACGGCTCCGGTCAAGCGGATGACCAGAAGACCCACGGCACTGCGGGATCGACCGGGCAGATGGACTACTGGCCGTCCGGGCGCGTGGTGTTGGCCGCAGGCTCGCACACCATCATCCTGCAAGCCGCCCGCGTCTCAGGGTCGGGCAGCTGGGACACGATCGAGAATTCGGCGTCGCGGCGGACGTGGCTGCAAGCCGTCTACATGGGCCCCGCGTGATCCGCTACCGGTTCGCGTTCCGTGACCTGCTGACCGACGATCCGATCGTCGAGCTTCCCCTGTCGGGTGTGAGCTATTCGCGGCGCATCTCCTCGGTCGGCACGTTCCAGGGCTCGCTGACAATCCCCATGGACGGCGGATCGAATGATCTCGCGGAGCGGGTGAGGCGAATCTGCCCGCATGTCACTGCCGACGGAGGACGCAATCAGGTGCCGCCCGCCGCGATCTACGCATTGCGCTCGGATGGCGGCCCGTTCACGCCGTGGTGGGGCGGCATGGTCGTCAATGTGCAGCTCACCTCGGCCGCGCAGGGCGCGGTGCAGGTCACGATCGCCGGCAATTCGTGGGAGCAGCATTTGCACCGCGGCTACCTCGAATCCGACATCGATGCGCTGTCGGGCGTGGATCAGTTCGACATTGCCCGCACCTTATGGCAGGCCAGACAGGATCAGCCCGGCGGCGACATCGGCGTCACCTACGGGACCGAGCTCAGTGGCGTGCTGCGGGACCGCACGCAATACCTCGTCGCCAACGAGGTCAACCTAGGGGACGCGCTCGACCAATTGGCCAACGTCCTCAACGGATTCGAGTACACCATCGACACCTTCATGGACACCGACGGCTCGATGGTGAAGCGCCTCCGTCTGGCCTCGGAGATCAGCGGCACCCGATCGAATCTGCCGATCTTCTCCATGTCCCGCAACGGCGGCAACCTGCTGGCCTGGTCAGCGCAGGAGGACTACACCAGCGGCAATACGGTCTACTACGCTCGGGGCGCGCAGGCCGACGACGGGCTCTCGGCGGACCTCGCCCCGCCCGTCTCGGACGCTGCGGCGGCCACTGACCTGCTGGCCGCCGGCTGGCCGCGGTACGTCGCATTCGCCGACTACTCGACGGTCTCCTCCCAGAGCGTCCTGGACGACCACGCCACCGCGAACCGGGACCTCAACGCGGGCGCGGCCGAGATGTTCACCGCGACTGTGCGCGTCGGCAATTCTGGGTGGACGCCGAACATGCTCGGCAGCGATCACCGCTTCAAAATCCGCGACGCGATGGGCGATCTAGACTTCACCCGCCGCGTCATCGGCTACACGGTCTCATTGTCCGACACCGGCGCCGAGTCGATCGCGTTCGAATTCCAGCCGCCGCCCGCGATCGAGGGAGACTGACATGGCCATCGCGCAGCCAACCGGCTGGATGGCCGACGTCAAATCCCTTGCCAAACGGGTCTCCGCGCTGGAGACGCGCTCATTCGGCCGGTCGGGACGGAACTGGGGCAACGGGCGCGCACGCGACGACGACGCGATTGTCATGAGTGACGAGTCGGGCGACCTCGCCCTCAACACGTGGATCACCGACCAAGGCCCGACCATCAGTGGAATCGTCGTCGCCAACGGCAATTTAGACATCGACATCACGGCCAAGATGCTGGCCGAAGGCATCACCCCCATTGACCTCTACGTCGGCGCCAACGTCACCGGGCCGACCAATGTGACACCGAGCATGGGCAGCGGTCTCTACATCCGGTTCGACGCATCTTCAGGGCAGTCTGCGGTGCAGCAAGCCACTTATGGCCTGTGGCTGACCGGTCTGACGCCCGGAACGTACAGCGTCTCATTGGCCTATTTCACCGGCTCGATTGGCAGCCCGACGGGCAGCGGGACCGTCTCGGGCCGGGCGCTCAAAGTCCAGCCGTACTGACAGGAGTCGACGTGTGGACTCGATATGTGGATAGCGGCCGACGAGACTCCTCTGCCTGGACCCGTCTGGGCGCAGCTCCTTGGCTTGGTGATCGTCGCGATCGGCGGCATCCTCACCGCTTGGGTCGCGGCCCGGCGCAAAGACAATCCCGAGGACCAGGTGAAAGCCATGTTCTCTTTCTTGCAGAAGACGATCGCCGATCAGGCCGCGGAGATCGTGCGGCTGAACAAACTGGTCACGAAGCAGGCCATGGACTGCGCACGCTGCAACGAGCGGCTGCGCAACGTCTTGCGGGGCAAAGATGACTGACGGGGAGAAGATCGAGGAGACCATGGCCGGGATTGTCGGCGTGGTCCGCGATCAGCAGAAGCGCCGCAAGGTGGAGCGGATCGGCTGGATCATCGGTGCGGCCGCGATCGTCCTCCTGTCGCTGGTGGTGGTGCAGATCGCCCGTCACCAAGCGAAGGACGACGCGCAGGCCGAGGCGAGGGCGCAGATCGTGGCCGGGCAGCAGCAGACGATCGCCACGATGCAGGCCCAGATCAAGGTGATCAATTCGGAGCGGGAGAAAGAGGGCCTGCCGCCGATCAAGACGGTCACCCCGACGACACCGCCGTCGTCGGCCACGAATCAGGCCGAGAATGTGCAGACCATCGCGCAGCTCGCGGCGGCTCTGGTCCCGCCGGGCGAGCAGGGTCCGACCGGCAAGACCGGCAAGGCGGGCGTGTCGATTGTGTCGGTCACGCAGGCCGGATGCGACGTCGTCATCGGCACGTCGGATGGCCGGACGTACAAGCTGACGAACCTGTGCGGGCCAACGGGCCCGACTGGTCCGTCGGGCGCTGTGGGGCCGTCTGGGCCGCAGGGCGAGCCGGGTCTCGACGGCGTCGACGGCGCGAACGGCGTCAATGGCGTCGACGGGCAGCCCGGAGCGACCGGGCCCGCTGGTCCCACTGGCGCTTCCGGACCTGCAGGTCCGTCCGGAGCTGACGGCGCTGCCGGCAAAGACGGGGCGAACGGCAAAGACGGCCGCGGGATCGCATCGTTTGAATGCGACGCCGATCAGCCCATCTCCATCACCGTGCGCTACGACGACGGCACAAGCCAGACCGTGGAATGCACGACGTCCACCACCACGCCGACGACGGTCGCGCCGACCACTGATCCGGCGCCGACCAGCGCTCTGCCGACCCGCAACACGATTCCACCGAGGGGCTGAGCATGACCACTGCGACAGACGTCCTCGCCAAAGCCCGGCTCGACATCGGCTACAACGGCACCGGCACCGAGGATGAGCCCTACAGCAAATTCGGCGCTTGGTACGGCATCAACCCCGGCCAGTGGTGCGCCATGGCCGTCTCCTATTGGTTTTCTGAGGCCGGGATGCCGGTCATCCACTACGCCTACTGCCCGACTGGGGTGGCGATGTTCCAGTCCGGCCAATGGGGCACCTGGCACGGCCCGCAGGAATACCTGCAGCCCGGGGATGTCATCTTCTGGGACTACGGTTTGGGCCGGGCGTCGCACACCGGCATCTGCGAGATCGGCGGCGGATCAGGCGACCTGATCACTTCGATTCAGGGCAACACCACCGACGCCAGCATCGGGCGGACGGGGAATTGCTGCCGGCGAAAGCAGCACTACCGCTCCTACATGGTCGGCTTCGGGCGGCCGAAGTTCTCGACCGGCGTCACCACCGTGGACAACTCGACGCCCTCGACATCCAGCCAGATCGGCGGCGCGGCCGGGGCGGCGCAATACACCGTCCAGCAGGGAGACACGCTCGCCTCGATCGCCGCCGCGAACCTGATCGCCGACTGGCACACCATCTACGACTTGAACAAAGCCCTGATCGGCCCCAACCCGAACGCCATCACGCCCGGGATGCGGCTCACTCTGCGGGCCGTCGAGACCACACCACCCGAACAACCACCCGAAGAAGAGGACGACGACATGCAAGTCCTAGTGATCCTCACCGAAAAGACCGGCATCTCCTACACGACGCCCTCGGCGCAGACCAAGGTGTCGTTCAAATCCGGCGAGGGAATGGCAGCGATCGTCGCCATGGTCAAGGCCGCCGGCGGCAAGGTCATCTACCCGAACCCGCCGATTCCATTCGACCAAATCAAGATGATCCCAACATCGAAAGGCTGACCGATGATTCTCACTGACGTTCACCTGTGGGCGCTGCTGGGCGTGTTGCTGCCGCCGATAGTCGGCCTCGTCACCAAAGCTGAGACCAAGTCCGGGATTCAGGGCGCGCTCATGACCGGCCTCGCCGCCGTGCTCGGCGTCATCGTGGAGGGCGTGCAAGCCGAGCAGGCCGGGACCGGATTCGCGTGGAAAGTCGCGCTCGGCACCGCTCTGGTCGCCTGGATCATCGGGCAGGTGTCGCACGCGGCCGTCTGGTCTCCGACCGGAATCGCGAAATTCTTGCAGAAGCTCGGCTTCTCACAGTCCGAGCAGGAAGCGGTGATCGCCGACCTCCGCAAGACGCTGGACGACCTGATCGCCGCCGGGCACGTCGAGACCGTCAGCCCAGTCACCCTTGGCGCCGCAGCCACCACCGGTCAACCCATCGCCCCGGCGGACCTGCCGCCCAAGGTGACTGACCAGCCCGAGGCCAGCGCCTGATGTCCGTCGACTGGGTCACCACACCGGTCTACGGCACGTGGTGGAACGACGACGGCACCCTCAAGGCCGGGACATTCGACATCCGCCTGATCTCCCGCGTCACGAATAGCGACGCGGACGGCATCTTCCCGGCGCAGCGATGGAAGTCCGGGGAGCTGGTCACCACCGGCACGCAGTCCCTCTCTGTGCTGTGCCCGGTCTCGGACGACGCCGCGAACCTGCCGCAAGGATTCAAGCTCTCGGCTCTGATCACCTTCGCCGATGGCTCGCGCCCCGAGCTGTACGTCTTCGGGCTGCCGTCGTCGCTCAACGGCCTGACGCCGCCCGGCCTGAACCTCCGCTCGATCCAACTCCCCCAAGACGACGTGGAGCAGATCGGGCAGCTAATCGGCATCCCCGGCGGCGTGGCCCGCCTCGACGCTGACGGGGACGTGGTCGACGCGGCAGGCAACAAAGTCACCGGCGGCGGGAGCTCGATCACCGACAACGGCGACGGCACCTGGACCTCGGATGGATTCACTGACAACGGCGATGGGACGTGGACGATATGAGCGTCACCGGATACACCAAGACCAAGACCGACACGCTGCTCGCGGCGAAGGCCGACAGCGACGACCTCGGCACCGCCGCCACTCACGCGGCCACAGACTTCGCCACGGCAGCGCAAGGTGCGCTCGCAGACTCGGCGGTGCAACCGGCCGAATTGGCGCCGTACGCGCAGACGGCCGACCTCGGCACGGCGGCGACCGCCGACACAGCCGACTTCGCGACAGCAGCCCAAGGAGCCAAGGCGGACAGCGCCGTGCAGTCCGTCGTGGCCGGCGACAACGTCACCGTCGACACGACCGACCCAGCGAATCCGGTCATCTCCGCGACCGGCGGCGGGACGGGCTCAAGCTCGTGGGACGACATCACCGGCAAGCCCGCGGTCATCGCCGCCGGGGCGGACGCTGCGGCGGCGCGAGCCGCCATCGGCGCGGGCACCGGAGACGGCACGTCGGACTTCTCGGGCGCGTACGGCGACCTGACGGGCACGCCGACGCTCGGCACCGCTGCCGCAGCGGACACGACAGACTTCGCGACCGCTGCCCAAGGCGTGAAGGCTGACTCGGCCGTGCAGCCAGCTGGGCTCACGAAGGCCGCGGTCGGCCTCGGCTCGGTCGACAACACCGCGGACGCCGACAAGGCTGTCCTATCGGCCACGAAGCTCACCACCGCCCGGGCGATCAACGGCGTGGACTTCGACGGCACCGCAGCCATCACCGTCGCGGACTCGACGAAGGTGCCGACGACGCGGACCGTCAACGGCAAAGCCCTCTCGTCCGATGTCACGCTCGCGGCGGCCGACGTCTCCGCGGTGCCCACGACCCGCACGGTCAACGGCAAGGCGCTCAGCGCAGACGTGACGCTCGCGGCCTCGGACGTGTCGGCCGTCCCGACGACCACCACCGTCAACGGCCACGCGCTCTCGGCCAACGTCGTCATCTCGGCCGACGACCTGACCACCGGCGCCCTGTCGATCGAGCGTCTGCCTGCCGGATCGGACATCACCGTCACCGACACCGCCGGCGTCTGGCCCGACCGGCCGACCGCCCGCACCGACATCATCGTCATCTGGCGCACCTACGCAGGCACAGTGCAGCCTGATTCGGCGGTGTCTCCGGCCGTCAATGGCGCCTACGAGCACGACGAGGACAACGGCGTGATCGGCGACCTCTACGATTCGGTGGCGACGTCTTGATGACCGTCACCCGGTGGGCGCTGACACCCGGATATTGGCGGTCGCCCGGCCTCGACCCGGTGGCGGCCACCGCAGCGGGGGCCGGGTACGCCCCGAAGCCCACGGCGCAAAACACCGGGCCAGCGGCCGGGGTCACGCTGACCACGCACACCGGGGACTACACGCTCTCGTCGGGCTCGATTTCCGGCCTGCACATCACCGGCAATCTGATCCTCGCCGGATCGAACGTCTCGGCGACGGACTGCCAGGTGGACGGCGCGATCTTCCCCAACGGTGGATCGTCCGGGCACTACCCGGTCCTCACGAATCAGACGCTGACGCGGGTGGAAGCGACGGAATGCTATTCCACCGGCGCGTCGGGGCTGACATTCGACGCCTGCCACTTCGGGGGGATAACCAGCACCTTCATGCAGCTCACCGTCTACACGTACCAGGGAAACGTCATGACGTGCTCGGGGGTGACGATCAAAAACTGCCTTTTCGACAACCTTGTGAAGTCGACTGGCATCAAGCACATCGAAGCCCTGCACCTGATGACCGTCACCGACAGCCTGATCCAAAACAACGTCTTCAGCCTAGTCGCTCCGGCTGACGGCTATGCGGCGACCAAGAGCCAGATCACCGCGGCCGTCACCGTCGAGAATTACCAGGGCAACTGCGACAACATCACGTTCGACCACAATTGGCTGATCGGCGGGGGCGTCTACCAGATCTATTGGAATCCGACCAACAGCACCCTGACGAACAACATCTTTGACACCGCGACCGACGGCCAGTCGCTCTGCCCGACCGACTACAACCCAGCGAACTCGTTCACTCAATCGGGGAACACCAACAACGGCTCGGCGGTCACGGTGAACAACGGGAGCCTGTCATGAGCATCGACTACATCGCCTCCTCGAAGATCGCCGACGACAACTACCAGACCGTCGACATCCCCGTCCCGACCGGCTCAGACGCCGACAGCTGGCTGATCATCTGCTGGTTCGCGTCCAACGCGCCCGCCGGCGTCGCGACACCCGCGGGATTCACGAAGCTGCACGCCGGCGTCCCGGCCAGCTCCGAAACCCACGCCTACTTCGCCGGCCAGACCTCGGGCTCGACCATCACCCTCGCCCTCGCCGACGACAGCACGTGCTGGAGCTCTGCCCGCTGCACCGCCTACTCCGGCGCGGGCGGGGTCGACGTCTCGGCGTTCGCCGACTCCAGCACGAGCAGCACCACGACCCCGAGCGTCTCCGTCACCACCACCGTCGCGGGCACGAAGCTCGTCGTCGCGTCCATCAACGACTCCGCGGCCAACCCGGACGCGCCGACCGGCTTCACCCGTCGCGTCGCCGACTCCTCGACACCGATGGTCATCTCCGACAAGGACCAAGCGACCGCGGGCGCGACCGGCAGCATCAGCCAGACGTGGAGCGCCGCCGGCAACAACAGCATCGGCCTCATCGCCCTCAAACCCGCCGACTCCGGCGGCGACACCCTCGGCCCCGGACGCTGGGCACTCACCACCGGCGGACTATGGAAACAGATCACCACCACAGCGATCTGACCCTGGAGAGCACCGCGGGAGGCCGCACACCGCCCCGAAAGCGGCCGGCAGGCGTGAGCCTGGGGGTTCGACTCCTCTGCTCTCCGCAGCTAGACTGGTCTCACCGCGCCATCGGCACAAGCCCCGGCTGCAACCGGGCACAACGAAACGCCCCTCGACCCTCACGGGTTGGGGGGCGCTTCGTTCGTTAATCACTGCACCGCCGGATGCCTCTCCCGACACCGCCGACGCCGGGCCCGAGCCCGAGGCGACAGGGCCAGGATCAGCCTCACAGGTGCCACGCCGGCTGCCCAGCGCCCTCGCACGCGGTCGCCAAGTCGAGGATGTCGCCCACGATCACATCGGCCTCGCCGTCCGTGAGCGCCCCGCCGGACAGGAACTTGGCCGAGTACCGTTGCCAGTCCGCGGTCAGCGTCCGGCCCGCGTCGCCCACCGGCCCGTCGATCGAGCCGAAGACGGTCGGCAGTTGGTCGAGCGCAGCCCGGTAGTTGGCCTCGCTGGGATCCGAGCCGAACGCGGTCATCAGGCCGTAGGCCGTGGCGCAGGCGGCGATCGCGGCGGCAGTTGGCGGCGCAGACGGCGACTCGGATGGGGGCGGAATCCGCACAGCGGCGGTCGAAGCGCTCGCCGGCGCGTGCGCATTCAGTTCAGCGATCAACGAGTCGTCCAATGGAATCATCGCCGATACGTTCGGCAGGTATTCATCCTTTGAAACGACCAGCTCGGCGGGCGTCGCACAGTCCGAGACCGGCTGGCCGTATCGCCCGTCACCCGGGCGCAAGATGCGGAGATCGCCGTCGGCGAAGCTCCCGGCAGGAAGATCACCCCAAGCCATATTGTATGACCCGCCTGAGACGCTGCCCCAATCGTTGAATATCTGACCGCAGCGCAAGCCGACTGCCGGAAGTTTCACGTCCTCCTTTGAGTGATTCTCGGCCCGGACATCAAGCACGAGCCAGGTACCGGAGTCGTCGCCATCCACACTCGGGTTCGTCACAGTGACGGTAACGCCGTCTGCGACCTTTACGGCGTCACCGAGCTTCACCTGGCCCACGTCGGCGAGCAGCTTCGCTTGGGCGCTCGACTGCACCTCGTCCGCCGGCTTTAACTGGCCATCGTCCGATCCGCCTCCACATCCCCCGATGAGTCCCACCGCTGCCGCGGCTACCAAGACGGCCAATAGCTTTTTCATCTTCTCCCCATTCATCCGGTCAAAGCAAGGTCGAGAATATCCATCGCTTCCCGTTCGCGGACCCGATTGACCAACGTGTAGATCTGAGTGGTCTGCAACGAGCTGTGCCGCATCAGTCGCTGCACGACGCGCATGTTGACCCCGGAGTCGACGAGCTTGGTGCCGTACCAGTGCCTCAGCCAGTGCGCGGATCCCGGCACGCCAGCGCGCTCCATGGCGTCCTTGACGATGTCGGTGACCGAGCGGGACAGGATCGGTCCGCCGGTGGCGCCCGCGCTGTTCCCGACGTAGGTGGTGAACCACCAGCCGCGCCGAGGGAACTCGACCGCCAGGGACGCTACGCGCGTGCTCAGCGGCAGCACGTCGACCCGGCCGCCCTTGCCCTCGACCGTCAGCGTCATGGCCTCCAGGTCGACGTCCTCGCCGCGCATCTTCGCTATCTCGTGCACACGCAGGCCCTGGAACGCTGCGAGCAGGATCATCATGCGGGTCCGTTTGTGCATCCGCGTGTGCAGCAACCTCTTGAGCTGGTCGTCCGAGACGGGGTGCGGCAGACGTCTGGGCTCGCGGGGCGCTTTCATGTTGACGGTCGGGTCGTCGGCGCGGCGGCCGACACGGACGAGCCACCGGAACCATGCCCGCAGATGCCCGAAGTAGGTGGCCTTCGTCGACCGGCCGCTGAGGGTGGCCAGATATCGCGCCACGTCGTCGGATGTGGCCGTGATCGGGTCGACCCCCAGCGTGTCGGCGAAGATTCGGACGCGGGATGTGCGAGCGTTCACGGTGTTGGGACTGAGAGCCTGCCCGTGCTGCCACATCTGCCATTGGACTAGGGCGGCGTGGAGTTGATCTGTGTTCACGGCTGGCACGTTATCGATCAGCCGCAGGCGATGTCTCATGATCACGCAGCCTCGACGTCACGATCTGGACACGACGGGGTAAAGGACGCTGGGTGTGGCGCGAACGGGAGCACTGAAGCTTCGGCATTGTAAACCGGAGGTCGCGAGTTCGAATCTCGCCGGGGGCACTCTTCACCGTCGGGGCCACTCGGCCCAGACGCGCTGACCTCGCCTGTGCACAGCCACTCGTACCGGACGCCGCAGCGCAGCGCCCACTGCTTGAGGTAGGCCGCGCGCGGCGCAGCGCCCTTGTCGTGCATCCAGCGGCTGATGGTCTGGCGAGACACGCCGAGGTCTTTCGCAATGGCGTCGACTGAGAGACCGGCGTAGTCGAGCGCTCGGTTGAGCCGCCATCCGAGCGTCCACTCTGGGATGCCTGCTTCGATTCCCGCATCTGTACTCATGGACTCATTATGTGACGCACGCGCGTCATACGTCAAGTGGAACGGCGTAAGTCACACCAACGTCGCGCGACGCGCCGACCAACGTTGGCACTTGCGCGTCATGCGACATTGACCTATGGTGAGCGCATGACCAACCCAGACGACCTCCTGACGAGCGCGGAGGCAGGCCGGATCATCGACCGGAGCGCTCGCACCATCCAGCGGCTCATCGAAGCCGGAACTCTGCCCTGTGTCCGGCAACTGCCCGGGCCGAACGGGCCCTATCTGATTCGGCGCTCCGACGTCGAAGCCCTGCTGACCTCCGAGCGGAGGGCGGGATGAACAACACCTCGCCAGGCAACCGGGACCGCGTCCTAGCCAAGTACAACCGCGGCGGCCCTGGGACGAAGCATCCGGACCTGACGCCCCTCCTCTCCGCGACGAACGAGGCTCTCGCGAAGGACGACACACCCAGGTCGGGAGGCGTCGCCAGCTCCTACTCGACATCGTTCGACGACATCGCCCACGAGGACGCCGTCGGCCGGTACTGGCTGGCAAGGGAGATGCAGGTGCCGCTCGGCTACGAGAGCTGGCAGGTCTTCCAAGCCGCCATCAACCGCGCAGTGGTCGCCATCAACAACGTGGGCGATGCCGCGCCGGACCATGTCATGGGCACTCATAAGTTGGTCGAGATCGGCTCTGGCGCCCAGCGCAAGATCATCGACTACCGCCTGACCCGCTTCGGCGCGTACATGGTGGCCATGAACGGCGACCCGCGCAAGCCCGAGATCGCCGCCGCCCAGACGTACTTCGCGGTCAAGACCCGCGAGGCCGAGGTGGGCAAGCCCCGCGAGCTGTCCCGGCTGGAGCTCATCGAGCTGGCCCGGGACTCCGAGCTCGGCAGGATCGCCGAAGAGCAGGGTCGGTTGGCCGCCGAAGCCCAGGTCAAAGCCCTGGAGCCCAAGGCCCGGACCTTCGACATCTTCGTTGGGGCGAACGGCGACTACTCCGTCGGCGAGGCCGCGAAGATTCTCTGCCGCGACCACGGCATCCAGATCGGGGAGAAGCGGCTCTTCGCCTACATGGAGCGTCTCCGCTGGGTGTTTCGCAACGGCAAGGGCAAGCCGATCCCGTTCCAGGCCCAGGTCGACAACGGCCGGCTGGTGGCGAAGGCCCGCTGGTACACCGACGATGACGGCGAGCAGCAGGCCGCGGCTCCGCAGGTCCGTGTCACCCCGAAGGGTTTGGACGCGCTGCGCGCCCGGCTGATTGAAGGCGCCGCATGAGCACCATCTACGGCCGTATCTCCGACGACCCGACGTGCGCCTACACCCCGTCCTCGATCCCGGCCGAGCTGGTCGGGCTGACGGTCCGCGATCCGAAGGGCCGCCCGTTCACCGCGGGCTACACCGAGCTGTCCGCGGACGGCCGGATCCTGAAGCTGGTCTCGGTCTACGGCGTGACATGGCTAGTCCCCTTCGCAACCCGCTTCGAGCTGGTGACGCCATGACCTCCGACAGCGCTGAGGAGCGCCGGTTCCTGGTCGGCGACATTCACACGATCACTTCGGCCTTCGCGTCCCTGACCGAGCGGGCGCGCCGGACACTCTCCGACGCCATTCCCACCGCGGAGGAGCTGGAGGCAGTCCAGGATCTGCATGCCGAGCTCGACTTGCTGTGCCAGCGTATCCGCAAAGAGCTGGCCGCCCAATGTCGGCGGGCGAGATCATGACCGCCCCATCCAATCCGTTCCTCGTCAACAAAACGGGCGACTCGTACATCGCCCAGGTCGAGGAGCTGCGGGTCCGGCTCGCCGACGCGGAGCAGCGGATAGTCGCCGAGTCGGCATGGTCGGAATGTTTGCAAGAAATCCTAGCCAAGCAGCAGCGACGATACGAGGCTGCGGTCGCCGAGCTTCAAAGCAAAGACCTTCTGGTCCGCGCGTTGCAAGACGAAATCCGGCGGCTATCTGATGCGCTGGAAAAACCGAAACGACGATAACGCTTCGCCTCCGTCCGTGAAACACCAAGGGGGACGGGCGGCGGCGACACAAAGCGGCGGTCCGGCTGGGAGCGGTGGACGCCGATTCCTCGCAGTCCACTGCGCAGGAAGCCCAGCCGGACCGCTGAACGGGGAGACGTGATGGAACAGCCCGACTGGCGGGACTTGGCCATCGCCAAGCTACGCCTCGAAAACAAAGCCCTCGGAAAACGCGTGCGGGAGCTGGAGACCTGGCTCGCACCGCACATCGACCTTGAGAAATGGAGCCAAGATGTTCACGAAGACAGTCACTGACCAGATGATCTGGGCCTCGAAATACCCGTACACGGCCTGGGTTGTCGGCGTCGGCGCGGTCGTCGTCACCGCCTGCGTCGCCCTGCTCGCCGTCATGTGGTGCCTCGACGACGGGGAAAACGCCGACGGAGACCGAGCCGCGGAATCCGCCGGCCTGCCACGCGACGACAAAGCGCTGCACGAGTACCACCACCACATCGGCGACAACCACTGGAAGGCATGACAAATGGAACTGTTCAAAGTCACCAACGAGGACGGCGCGTCCCGCAATGGCGGCTCCGACAGATGGGAGTTGAACGTCTGGCGTCAGGTCGGGGGCGACATCGTCCCGTGCGAGAACGGGCTGCACTTGTGCCGGCGGCAGGATTTGACCCAATGGCTTGGGCCGGTGATCTGGCGTGCCGAGCATGATGGCGAGCTGATCGAGTTGAAAGATAAGGTTGTGGTTCGTCGCGCCCGTGTGGTTGAGCGGTTGGACACGTGGAATGAGACGGCTGCTCGTTTGTTCGCGGCGGATTGCGCCGAGCATGTGCTTCCTATCTTCGGCAAGGTTCGACCTGATGACGATCGTCCGCGTCGTGCTATTGAGGCAGCTCGTGCGTTTGCGCGTGGCCAGATAGGGCGAGATGAGATGGCTGCCGCTTGGGCTGCTGCTTGGGATGCTGCTTGGGATGCCGCTCGGGCTGCCGCTCGGGCTGCTGCTTGGGATGCCGCTCGGGCTGCCGCTCGGGCTGCTGCTTGGGATGCTGCTTGGGATGCTGCTTGGGCTGCTGCTTGGGCTGCTGCTCGGGACGCCGCTCGGGACGCCGAAATCAAATGGCAGACCGATCGTCTATTCGATTACATCGAAGGCCGTGCGTCGTGATCGTCTACCTCGCCTGGGCGGCGATCATCCTCGGCCTCATGGTGCCCGGCACGTGGATATGCGACCGGAAAGGATGGTTGGACCGGTGAGCATCGTCCGACGCGAATACCGCAACGGCCACTCGTACAAAGTGGACGGCGAGAAATACGACGGGGTGACGACCCTGCTCGGCAAGGGTCTGCCCAAGCCCGCGCTGATCAATTGGGCGGCGAACACAACCGCCGGATATGCCGTCGACCACTGGGACGAGCTGTCAGAGGAGCCGGTGTCGAAGCGGCTCGACATCCTCAAGAAGGCTCGCTACGCCGACTTAGACCAGGCGGCGCGTCGCGGCACCGAGGTCCACTCGCTAGCAGAGGAATTGGTGCAGGGACATGAGGTTGAGATACCGGAGGCGATCGCCGGGCACGTCGAGTCATACGTGAAATTCCTCGACGACTTCGAGCCTGAGCCGATCCTCGTGGAATCCGTTGTGGCGCACCGCAAATGGAAGTACTGCGGCACCCTCGACCTGGTCGCCCGCATCAACGGCGAGGTTTGGATTCTTGACGTGAAGACGACCCGGTCGGGAATCTTTCCGGAGGTCGCTTTGCAGGTCGCCAGCTACCGGCACGCCGAGGTCTACCTCGGGGCCGACGGCGAAGAGCATCCCATGGCCGAGCTCGGAATCACCCGCGGCGGCGCCATTCACGTCCGAGCCGACGGATACGACCTGATCCCGCTCGACACATCGGAGAAAGTGTTCACTGCGGCGACCCGCGTGTTTTGGCTCGCTCGGCTGCAAGACGAAATGGACGCATGGCGCGGGGACGAGATTCACGCGCCCGCAAAGGAGGCAATCCCAGCATGACCGCCTCGCTCGTGGGTCCGCTGCGAAACTGCCCCGACGTCGTCATGTTCCGCGGCGGCCCACGCTACCCGCACTTTTACGGGCCGACCGGTCACGTGCTCTATCGGGTGCCGAAGAACACGCTGGACCCCCGCTACGTCGAGTGCGTCGACCATCACGTCGCCTGCGACTGCCGCGAAGCCGAGATGGCCGAATACAGGCACGAGGCAAGCTACGACCGCAAGGAGACCGAGAACGCGTTCGCGTCGGTCCTATTCGGCCACCCGACCTACGGGCTCGATGACCTTTCCCAATGCCAGTGCACTGGCTGTCAGATTGCCCGAAGGGCGCATATCCCAACATGGAGGTTTCGTTGACTGAGCTAGCTGTCCGCCAAGACACGGCGGTGCAACCCGTGGCCGCGCCCGGCTTCGACCTGATGGCGTGGGCCGACTCGGCCCGCCGCGCGTCACAGGTCGCCGTCTCACTGTCCCGCACGCCGTTTGTGCCGCAGTCGCTGCGGGGCAACAGCGACGAGATCACCGTCGGCAACATCACGGCCGCGATCCTTACCGGCGTCGAGGTCGGAATGCAGCCCATGGCCGCGCTCCGCGCCCTCGACGTCATTCAAGGCACGCCGGCTTTCCGGGCGATCACGTTGCGCGCCCTCGTGCTCTCCCATGGGCACGACATGTGGCTGGTGGAGGCCAATAGCACGCGAGCCATCGTCGCCGGCCGCCGCGCCGGGTCGAGTGAGGTCCAGAAGTCGACGTGGACCATCGACCGCGCCAAAGCGCTCGGCTTGACGGGCAAGCAGAATTGGCGCAACCAGCCGCAGGCCATGCTGACCGCCAGGGCCACGGCTGAATGCGCGCGGCTGGTGGCCGCCGACGTCATCATGGGCGTCCCCTACGCGGTCGAGGAGCTGGAGGACGGCGACGTCGACACAATCACCCCGGCGACCCAATCCAGTCCGCCGCAGCGACGCACAGCCCGCCGGAAGACGCAGCCCGCGCCGGCCACGGCACGGCCGACCGTCGAGACAGTGCAGGACGAGACACCCGATCCATTCGAGGATGAACCGGTGCCAGCCATTGAATCCTCCGGTCTCGACGAGTTCGCCCCGGAGACGACCAGCAACCCGGAGCCGGAGAAGGGTTTGACGGCGAAGCAGCGGGGCGCGATCAATGCCATGTTCGATAAGGACTTCGGACTGTCGAACAAGGACCGCGAGTATCGGCTGACTGCGGTGGCGGTGATCATCGGACGGCAGGTCGAGTCATCCAATGAGGTGACGGTCAGCGAGGCGTCGACCCTGATCGACCGGCTGAAAGAACTGGCAGAGCAGCCTGACCCGCGAGCGGCCTTGGACGACTTGATCGCAGACGCCTTGGAGTCCGAGACCGCCGAGCCCGAGCAGGCGGCGCTCGATGACTGACTACCCGCTGACCGGCGATCCAGAGTCCACCGCGACGGCGCTGCGGGCCATCGCCCGGGCCGAAGCATACCGGTTCTACAGCCTGCCGAGCCGGGAGTTTCAACGCATGAAGCTGCATCGGCTAGCGCAGGAAATCGGGGTCGAGATCAGCGATGAGCCGGGCTAGACAGCGCCGCTGCGTCGTCTGCCTGCGGCCTCTCGACCCAGCCGTTGAGCGGCCCACGCACCCGACATGCGACCCCACGCCAGAGATCAGGAAGGAGGACGGAGAGACGTGCCAAGAGTCGCGAGACCCTGGTTTAGATTCTATGTGGAGTCGTTCCACGATCAGAAACTGCGCCGTTTGACACCCGTCCAGAGGTGGCTGTGGTGCTCGATTTTGGGCGCTGCGCGCGAATCTTGCGAGCCAGGTTTGTTGTTGATAGCTCCCGGGATTCCGATGACCCGAAGCGAGCTGGCGGCCTACGCGGACGTCCGCGAGCGGGACGTCGCGCCGGCCTTGTCGATCATGGAGAAACTGGGGATGACCTGCGAAAACGACGGGGTCATCCGCGTGTGCAACTGGGGTTCCCGGCAGTATGAGTCCGATGATGTCAGCTCTAGAACAAGGGCCTATAGGGAACGTTCCAAAGAACGTTCCAACGACGTTCCTAGGAACGTTCCGGTCGGTACCGGTGAGAACGTTGCTGTAAACGTTCGTAGGAACGGACCAGATACAGAGACAGATACAGATACAGAAAAAGACTTAACTACGACAGCGCCGCTCGCTGACGCGAGCACCGCGGCGACGTCGAAACGAGGCCACCGGATCCCGGGCGACTGGGCCCCATCGGAGCACCTGCTGGCGTGGGCTCGCGACAACGGCCTTGCTGAGGCTGTGATCGCCATGGAGACCGACAACTTCCGCGACTACTGGCAGGCCAAGGCTGGCGCGGATGCCACGAAGCTGGATTGGGACAAGACCTGGCGGACGTGGATGCGCAAGCGCATGACGGGCGGTCCGGCACTCGCCTATCCGACGCGCCGCTCCCAGCAGGAGATCAACCAGGCGACGCTCGCGCTCCTCGACGGGGCCGTCGACCCGTTCGCCATCGAAGGAGGCTCGAAGTGAACGCCAAGGAATCGCTGGCGACCCTGAACCTGATCGCCCAAGTCCATCCGCAGGTGCTCCCGGCCAACGAGATGGACCGCACCGCCAAGGCCGTGGTGTGGGCGTCGCTGCTGGACGACGTCGCCCCGGACACGGCGCTGCGGATCGTCCGGGACTTGCTGCGCACCCAGACGCCGACCGGGATCACGCCCGGCCTGATCCGGGATGTGGCGAACCGGCAGTGGAAGTCCCCGGAGCTGCCCCGCTCGACCCCGTCGGCGAACGCCACGTCGTGGGTCCGCAAGTGGGCGCAGGAACGCGCCAAGGCCCGCGAGGAGTCGGTTGCCCGCAAGACGGCGGTCGAGCGCCACGCTGATCTGCGGGACCGCTACTGCGCCGAGTTTGGGTGTCGTCGGCATTCGGGCAAGGACCCGGCGGCGGTGTGCTCGTTCGCCTGCTGGAACGGCTACGTCCCGCCGGCGACGGTTCCGGGCGAGAAGCACGAGGTCGTCAACCATTCGCGGGCCCGCAAGTTCCTCGTGGAGTTGGTCGAGGAAGCGCAGATGCGATCGGAAATGGTCGCGTGACGTCGGCGCTCAGAGCCTCTGAAACTTCGCTACCCCTACAGAACTACCAGGAAGGCCTAAAAGTGGCTGAGATTTTTTCCCGTGCTGCGGGAATCGGCACTCGTGAAGCGATCCGGTGCGGCGGATGCGACCAAACGTGGTCGGGGGTGAGCCGCTGCCACTGCTCGGCCTGCCACCTGACGTTGAGTAGAGCCAGCGCGTTCGACGCCCACATCCGCCGAGGCGGCGTTCACGTCCATCCGTCCGAGGTGGGGCTGGAGCTGCGCGACGGAATCTGGCGCCACCCCGGCACCTCCGAAGGGGTCTGGTCGTGAGGCCCGACGTCGACGAGGATGTGTTCACGGACGCCGTGATCGAGCTGGCCATGATCCAGGGATGGCGGGTCGCGCATTTCCGGCCGGCGAAGACAGCCAAGGGATACCGAACGCCAATGCAGGGGCACGTGGGCTGGCCCGACCTGGCGTTGGCGAAAGGCGGCCGGTTCATCGCAGCCGAGTTGAAGTCGGCGCGAGGGAAGCCGTCGAACGAGCAACTGGACTGGCTGGCCGCCCTCGGCGACCACGGCCGGCTCTGGCGCCCGTCAGACATTCGAGAGATCGAGGAGACCCTGCGATGAGCACAGGATTCGGCAGCTACTCGCCGTGGACCGAACGTCAGCTGGAGGCCGAGCGCGCCCTGCTGGCGAAGGCGTCGGCGAACATGATCGGCGAGATTCACCGGCGCCGCTTCGACGGCCGCCTGACCCGCGAGGCCGCCATGGAGCTCCTGGACATCCTCGGTCTTGCCCCCGCGCCGCCCGCTGAGCGCCAGAATCCCGGCCTGACGCCCCCGACCGCGGGTGATGACACCCCGGAACCGGCAGAGACGCTCTCAGGGCCTCCGTGCCGTCACTGCGGCAAGCCCACACCCGTCCACCGCGACGGCAAGGCACGCCAATTCTGCTCGACCCGCTGCTACGCGGACTGGCGGACCGGCATGGATCTCCAGCCGTGCGGCACCATGGCCGCGGTCCGGCGGCATCAACGCAACCACGAGCCGCTGTGTCTGGCGTGCAAGCAGGCCCGGACCGACTATCGGCGCGGCATCGCAGAACGCCGGGCGTCATGAAGCTCTATCTCGCGGGTCCGATGACTGGCTACCCAGACTTCAACCGCCCAGCATTCAAGGCGGCGGCCGAGGCGCTGCGGGGCCGCGGCTACTGCGTGGTGAATCCGGCTGTGGGCTCGAATGACGATTGGACGTGGGACCGGTGCATGCGGCTGGCGGTCAAAAGGATGATGAAATGCGAGGGCGTGGCCATGCTGGACGGCTGGGAGCGGTCGAATGGGGCGTGTATCGAGCACGACCTGGCGCGGTCGTTGGGTTGGCCGGTCAAGGCCGTCGAATGGTGGCTGACGTGACCGACGACCACATCATTGAGCACGTCGCCTACATCTATCAATGCCCGTGCGGGTGGATGTCTGACGACTACGAGGACCGGCGGGACGCCCGGAATGCGGGCGCGGAGCATCGGATCGAAGAACACGAGGAGGACGGGTGAACGTCCTCTCTCTGTTTTCGGGCATCGGCGGCCTGGAGCTGGGCCTGGAGCGGGCCGGGATGACGACGGTGGGCCAGGTGGAGATCGACCCGTTCTGCCGGCGGGTGCTCGCGAAGCATTGGCCGGATGTGCCGCGTCATGACGACGTTCGAACGGCCGCCGAGTGGTGGCTGTCTACAGAAAGGCCGACCGTTGACATCATCTGCGGAGGATTCCCGTGTCAAGACATCTCTGCTGCCGGGAAGCGGGCCGGGATCGTCCACGGCGAGCGATCGTCCCTGTGGTCGTTCATGGCGGACGCCGTTCGCCGAATACGACCCCGGTACGTGCTCGTGGAGAACGTCTCAGCGATCCTTGTTCGAGACAAACACGGATTCATCCCAATTGAGATCGTCGCTGGAGACCTGGCCGCGCTCGGGTATGATCTGCGCTGGGATTGCGTACCAGCGGCGTCCCTCGGCGCCCCTCACCGCCGTGACAGGTGGTTCGGGATTGCCTTGGCCGACGCCGACGGCGCGGGACTGGAAAGGCCCAGGACGCGGGTGCGACCTGCCGAGAGCGGTCAGGGACCGGGAGATGTGGCCGACGCCAAGAGCCTCGGACGGGACGCACGGTGGACGGGTGACGCCGAGGAAGAGCCGCGATGGCGGGAATCTGATCGAGGCCGTGTCGGCGAGAACGATCTGGCCGACGCCTACCGCGTCCCGTCGTTCGGGTCTCCAATCGCATGGGGACAACGCCATCCTTGGCCAGCTGAACCCGACGTGGGTCGAGTGGTTGATGGGTCTGCCTCTCGGCTGGACGGACGTCGACGCAGAGCCAGAATCCACGCCCTCGGCAACGCGGTCGTCCCGCAGGTCGCGGAGCACATCGGACGAATGATCATGCAGTTTGACCACGAACACGAGGAGGAGCAGTGAGCGACTACAAGTTTGAGATAGGGCAGCGGGTGACCTGCGGCAGCTCCAACTGCACCGTGACGCACCGCTACCTGTCTGTGAACGGCCACCGAGAGTACATGGTCCGGTGGGATGGGAATAATTGGGAGATTAACCGGTATGAGTCGCAGCTCAAGCCTGCCCAGCTCCGTCGTGGTGATGTGGTGCAACGTGAGCAGGCCGGCAGTATTCCGCGTTGGGCGATAGTCCGGTCCAACAATGGACATGGGGCGACGTACCGACGGTCGGCTAGCGACGGCATGGTGTTGCATGCCAGTCCAGGTGCCTGCCGGCATTCCAACAATCACGCGTGCTCATGCTGCGATTTCGACGGGTATTACGCGGACAAGTATCGGGAGCAGTGCCCGTGGTGGGTGGCCGACGATGAGTGAGCTAGCGGACCGGCACAATCCGTGCCCCGGCAGCGTCGGGTTCATGATGTTCGAGCATTGGGAAGGCGAGTATCTCCTGTCGGTCGCGTCTGTTCCGGACGGGATGCGCCTTGAGCCTGGTGATGTGATCATCAAGCGGACGTGGGCTCCGGCTGGTGAGCCGATCGTCTACAACGAGGCGAGGTTGACCGACGATGGCGACTGAGCTGCGGGGCCGGGTTTGGCAGTCGAGATTCTGGCCGGGCGTGTGGATGTGGTCGATATTCAACCCGAAGGTGTACCACGTCGCACGAGCGTACCGATGGGGCGAGGCATACACCCAGTCGGCGGCGATGGACGCCGCCCGTGAGGCGATACGGAAGGAGCAGGAACGTGGCGAGTGAACTGGATTTGACGGAGGCGATCCGAGCTGGATGCGACGGGTGGGAGGGAGACTATTCCGTTACCTCGGCTATCGAGGCTGCTGCCCCGATCATCGAGCGGCAAGTGAGGGAGCAGATCACCAATCGCATTCTGGACTTGACCCCATACAACTGTGAGCTTCGGCCCGACGGGTCGGAAGACCCGATAAGGGCGGCGTATGCCGAGGCTGTCCGTGAGGCCGTAGAGATTGCGAGGGGTGAGCGGTGACCCAGCCAGTGCAGGTGTGCCAGCTCTGCGGTGAGTTCGTGGTCGTGGTTCCAGACGGCCGTGGTTTTCCGCCCGACATCGCTAAGCGGAAGTTGAAGAAGCAATGCAAGGCGCGAGGGTGCCCGTCTGATCCGTTTGATCTGACCGGATTGTTGAGGGGTGAGCAGGATGGATGACGAGACAGAATACCGGGTCGAGTACCAGATCACGCGACGGCTGCCTGGCGAGGACGACTTCACGGAAATCGGGTTTGGCTCCTCGGGCGCATGGAGCAGCATCGACATGTGCGTCCACATAGTCGGCTCTGCGGTGCAGAACGGCGAGTGGGAGACGGAGCCGGGGATGCCGTTGCCAAAGGAAGTGATCTGGGATGCCTGACATCGTGGAGCAGGTGGCGCGGGC